CCACAGATGGTAGGAATCTTTTTGAAGGGTTTACGGCTAGGACGACAGGCGCATACCGATTACTTTCCACTTCAGGTTCCTCCATTCTTACTGACGGAACCTATGTAAACGTTTCAGCCCACGGAGACCTTGCATGACCGTAGACTACACCCAATACAAACTCTGGGAACGCGAGATGATCTTCAAGGATCAGCACAAGGACTTGCCGCAGGGTAACTACGCAATCCTGTGGGAAGACCCAAGCGACCCAGAGGCCCCCGCTAAGGTCACACGTCCGTCACCCACTTGGCTAGCTATGGCTATGCACGGAGGTATCCTGCCGCCCGTCGAGGTCTATCACGCTCTGGCCGAGGACGAAGCCCAGCCGGGCTTTAAGCGCCACACCCGTGGTCATCTCCTGCACGACACACAACCTGTCCCAGCAATGACTGAGGAAGAGGCTATGGAGTACCTCGTCAAGAAAGACATCCCTGCCCGCGTGTGGCGGGACTACAGCGGGAACCGTAGCATTTTGCGCATCGTTCCTGTAGAATTGGTGCCAACAGATCGAACCGCACGCAACGCATGGCGAATTAAACAGGAGGTCGCAGCATGACCCAGACGCTAATCAACATTAACGGCGACGTTCGTGACGCCGCCTCTCTGACCGTGCCGCAGGACCGCACGTTTCGGGGTGCTTGGCAGTTTAACGGCAGCGCAGTGGAAGTTGACATGGCTGCTGCTCGTGACATTCACCGCGACAATCTTCGCGCCGAGCGCAATCCCCGCTTTGATGCACTTGATGCAGAATGGTTTCGCGCAGCGGAAACAAACGACACAGACGCACAAGCCACCATTGCTGCGCAAAAGCAAGCACTGCGAAATGTGACCGAAGATGCGCGAATTGAATCGGCTGCAACACCTGAGGAGCTGACCGCTTTGACGCTCGACGTTTTGCTGGCGTAGGGAAGTTAAATGGCGCTGCCGTATTACGTTGAACCTGAATACTGGAACGAAGGCTATGCTGTTGGCGATGCCAAGATCGCGGCTGCAACCATTCCCGTTCTGGTAACTACGGCGGCTAGTGGAAACATCATCATTGATGGCGCGGCGAGTGACGCGATTGCAGTAACCACGACATCCGATGGTAACGTCATTAAGCGCAGCGGCGCGGCTGTCGCGGCGCAGATCGCGGCGACTGCAAGCGCCCGCGTCATTTTGCTTAGTGAGGCGGTTGCGGCGGTTGCGGTTTCGGCAACAGCCAATGGGGCGTTCACTGTAAATGCGTCGGCTACATCGGCGGTTGCCGTAGCCGCTTCGCTGGCGGGCCAGCGCATTGCCCGTGGTTCCGCGCAGTTTACATCTGTGGTATCATTTACGGCAAGCGGCGCGATTAAGTGGTCGATACAGCCTGACACGCCGGAGACATGGACCGAGCAGGCCGACACAACAGAAATATGGATGGAACAGGCGGATACGCCGGAAGATTGGACGCAGGTGGCATAAATGGCTGATACAACCACGACAAACTACAGCTTCACAAAGCCCGAACCAGGTGCCTCTGAGGACACTTGGGGGACTAAGCTGAACGCCAACTGGGACAACATTGACAGCACGCTTTACGCAGCGCTGACTGGCAGCACTGCGATTGCGCCGAACCTGACGGCGGGTAGCTGGCAAATTGGTGGCACGGCTGTTACGGCGACAGCGGCTGAGGTCAATTTGCTGGACGATATCAACACCGCCGGAAACTTCGGCCTGATACCCGCTGGCGGCATTATCATGTGGTCCGGTGCGATATCAGATGTTCCGAGCGGTTGGGCGCTTTGCGACGGCACAAACGGCACCCCTGATCTAACCGGGCGGTTTGTTGTTCATGCCGATGCTGACAGCGGCGGCACCTACGCACCGGGTGACACAGGCGGCGCGGACGACGTGACGCTGACTGAGGCGCAGATGCCGAGCCATACGCATACCGGCACAACGTCTGAGGATGGGGCGCATGCGCACTCACACTTTGCAATGAGTGGTGCAAATGGACGATTTGTTGACGGGGGGGGGAGTGGAAACAACACTGGGCAAACAAGAACGACATCAACCGCTGGAAACCACACTCATACTTTCACGACCAACTCAACTGGCGGCGACGCCAGCCACGAGAACAGACCGCCCTTCTACGCTCTTGCTTACATCATGAAGCTGTGAGGCCGCACATATGCCTCTAATTCCGCTTGATATACCGCCCGGCGTTTATGCAAACGGCACTGACTACGAAGCGTCGGGCCGATGGCGCGAGGCATCATTGGTTCGCTGGCGCGATGGTTCGCTGCGACCTATTGGCGGCTGGCGTGAGCGCATCGCCTCTGCGTTTGCATCCACGCCTCGCAGCATGATTACATGGGAAGACAACACAGGCGACCGATGGGCCGCAGCTGGCGCGTTTGACAAGCTATACGTCGTCAGCGCGTCCAACACAGTCACAGATATTACGCCTGCGACCCTGACGGCTGGTCGGCTGAATGCCGAGGTCAAGACGGGCTTCGGCGGCGGCTTTTACGGCACCAGCTTTTACGGCACGTCGCGCCCTGACACTGGCAACTATTCAGAGGCCACCACATGGGCGCTGGACAACTGGGGCGAATACCTTGTTGGATGCAGCGTTGATGACGGTACGCTGTGGGAGTGGCAGCTAAACACGGCCAGCGATGCCGCTGCCATTGCAAACGCGCCGACTGACAATCTGAGCCTGATGGTGACTGAGGAGCGGTTCCTGTTTGCACTGGGCGCTGGCGGTGAGCCGCGCAAGGTGCAGTGGTGCGATCGTGAGGACAATACGCTCTGGACGCCCGCCGCAACGAACGAGGCGGGCGACATTGAGTTGCAGACCGCTGGTCAAATCATGGCTGGCGTGCGCACACGCGGTCAGGCGCTTATCCTGACCGACATTGACGCGCATAGCGCAACTTACGTTGGGCCGCCGTTTGTCTATGGCTTTGAACGCGTTGGCACGTCATGCGGATTGATAGCGCGGGGGGCTTTTGCGTCCACGGACAACGGCGTGTTTTGGATGGGGCCGAACGGGTTTTTCCTGTATAACGGCACAACCGTTCAGGAAATACCGTGCGAAGTGCATGACTACGTTTTTAACGACATTAACCCCGCGCAAATCAGCAAGACGTGGGCCATGACGCTGGGGCAGCAAGGTGAGGTTTGGTGGTTTTATCCGTCTGGCGCATCCAATGAGATTGACCGCTACGTTGCTTTGGATTTCAAAGAGGGCCACTGGATGACCGGCGAGTTGTCTCGCACATGCGGCGCAGACCGTGGCGTGTTCAAATATCCATTCATGTCTGACGCTGATGGCAACCTGATCGAACATGAAGTTGGCTTGAACTACGACGGCGCAACAATTTACGCCGAAAGCGGCCCAATCAGCATTGGCAATGGCGATCAAGTGATGTCAGTCAAGCAGTTGATACCTGACGAACTGTCGCTTGGCGATGTCAGCGCGACATTCAAGACACGCTTTCACCCAACCGACACAGAACGCAGTTATGGCCCATACAGCATGTCAAACCCGACAAGCGTGCGTTTTGCGGGCCGTCAGGTTAGGATGCGAATAGAGGGCGCACAGCTTGCCAAATGGCGGGCGGGAACAATGCGAATTGAAGCCACAGCGCGGGGCGGTCGATGACGGCTCCGGTTCTTCCACCTGTTGGGCCTGATCTGCGCGTTTGGGGAAAAAACCTTACGGCATACCTTCGCCGTTACTTGGACCGTATCCGATTTAAGAAGGCAGGCGATAACCCGTCAGAGGATGGCGTTTTTCTATGGGATGCAGAATATGGCTATCCGGTCGTATCGCTTAACAATGAGTTTCGGCAGTTAATCATTGCCAACGGTTATGCGCAGTTTAGCTGCGACTCAGATGTGACAGCAGCGGCGGCTGATACGGCCTACAGCATTACTTACGACCCGCCGACCTTTGCGGATGGTGTATCGCGCGATGGAACAGATCCAGAGCGGATCGTGTTTGAGGAAGGCGGCATTTATCTGCTTTCGTTCACGGCGCAAATTTCGTCAACGTCTGGCAGCACAGTCATGTTTAGGTTTTGGCCCGCGATAAATGGCGCAACCTCACCCGGCTCAACCATTGTGGCGAAGCTGCACCAAAACGACGCCAGCACGGTTGTTAGCAGATCGGCGCTGTTTCAAGTTTCGGCAGGTGATTACCTTGAAGTGCGTTGGTCAGTGGATAGCACCGCAGGGCGGCTAAAGGCTGAAGCGGCCACGGCGTATGCGCCGTCAGCCCCGGCCACAACGCTGGCAGTCACCAGGATACGCGCATGATTGATCTAAGCGAATATCGTGAGCAGATTGAAAGCGCGTTGGCGTACAGCGGCGGCACTCACACGTTTGAAGACGTGTTGCAGGGCGTTGCAGAAGGGCGCATGCAGGCATGGGTCAACAACAAGAGCATTGCAATTACTGAGGTGATTGTCTTTCCGCGCAAGAAAAACCTGCATGGTTTTTTGGCTGCTGGAAACATGCGTGAGATACTTGAGATGGTTCCGAGCGCCGCCGAGTGGGGCAGGCAGCTTGGATGCACGGGGTTTACCCTTGCTGGGCGCAAGGGTTGGCAGCGAGTTTTTGGCAAGCGCGGTTGGCGCACTGCCTTTTATGTCTTGGAAACCACACTCTAGGCCACCTTGTTGCAAACGTGCAACTGTGGTAATTTAGGCGCAACACTTACAGGAGTTTGCCATGTCCGGCGGCGGAAAAGGCGGAAGCCAAACACAAACAACGCAGATGCAAATCCCCGCGTATCTGGAAGGCCCGATTAAGCGGAACATTGCGCGGGCTGAAGATATTTCACGCATTGGCTTCACTCCGTACATGGGGCCAGAAGTTGCGGCTCTTACGCCGATGCAGCAGGCATCTATGGAATCGACAGGGCTGGCGGCTGAAGCGTTTGGCTTGCCGAATGCTCTTGGCAACCAGGTAGCGCCGCAGCCGCAGACATTTGCTGGCGGCGTTCAGGGCTACTCATCCTTTCCGATTTACGAGCAGGCGCTGCAAGAATTGCAATCCCGTGCGCCCGGTCAGTACGAAGCGATCATGGGGCAGTTTATTGATCCCAGCACAGGTGGTCAGGCTGCGCAATACCGCCGCGCGCAAGAAATGGAGCAGTTGCGCCAAGAAATGGAAGCCCTGCGGGCTTCTCGGTCCCGCCAAGACCGCCGCGACACTGGCGGCGGCGGCGGGCTTGGTGGTGACGGCGGCGCAGGCTCCGCACGATGAAAGTTGACATGAAAGGCGCAAAATAATGGCAGGCGCAGGCAATCCAGCACAAGCACAGCCGAATGCGTTTCAGCAGTCGGCTCAAGGCATTCAGATGGCAGGCCAAGGCACAATCGCCTCTGGCCTTGGTCCGAACATTGCTCAGTTTCAAAACCCTTACGAGCAGCAGGTCATTGACCGCACGCAGCAGGACATTGAGCGGCAGCGGCAGATGGCGCAGAACACTCTGGGTTATCAGGCTTCTCAGGCCGGTGCGTTTGGCGGATCTCGGCAGGGTGTTGCTGAGTCCATGACCAACGAGGCGTTTGCGCGTCAAGCGGCTGACACGCTCGCACAGCAGCGGCAGCAGGGCTTCAACACAGCACTTGGCGCGGCGCAAAACCAGCAGGGCATTGGCCTTCAGGCGTCCGGTCAGCTTGCCGACATATCCAACCTTGGGTTTGGTCGAGCAATGGACATCACGCGTCAGCAGCAGCAGCAGGGTCTTGCAATGCAGGCGCTTAACCAGCAAATCATTGACGCCGCGCGTCAGCAATATGCTGGCTTTACTGGTGCGCCGGAGCGTGCGTTGCAGCTTCCCATTGCCGCTGTCTCGGCTGGCAATATGGGGCAGGGGACGCAGACAGCCACCACGCAGCAGCAGCCGGGTCTGCTAAACTACTTGTCGCTCGGTGCGTCTTTGGCGGCGGCTCCTATGGCGACTGCATCAGGAGCGCCGACTCTTATGGGGTCGCTTTTTCCATCCGACCGCCGCCTGAAAACCAACATCCAGCCTTACGCTGAGCGCAACGGCCTGAAGTTCTACACTTGGGACTGGAACGACGAAGGCAAGCGGGTTGCCGATCCTGCGCAGCCTACTGTTGGCGTTATGGCTGACGAGTTGCAGGCCACGCACCCGCACTTGGTTCACATGGCTGATGATGGTTACCTGCGCGTCGATTACGGCGGGCTGGCTGGCGAACTTGGGGTCGCTGTTTGATGGATATGCGGCAATATGCAGATGCGATTGCCAGCATTGAAAGCGCTGGCAGCGGAGGCTATAGCGCGATTGGCCCGCGCACCCGCAAAGGCAATCGCGCATATGGCCGCTATCAAGTGATGGACTTTAACATTGGTCCTTGGACTGAAAAGTATCTTGGCCAGCGTTTGACGCCGGAGCGGTTTCTGGCAAACCCAGAAGCGCAGGACGCAGTCTTTCAAGGCGAGTTTGGAAATTATGTCCAGCGCTATGGCAACCCGCAAGACGCAGCGTCTGCGTGGTTTACTGGCCGCCCTTTGTCAGAGGGCGCAGGCCGCTCAGACATTCTTGGCACAACTGGCACAGGATACGTCAACAAGTTTAATGCCGCGCTCGGCGCAGGAGGCAACATGCAACGTCCAACCGGCCTTCTAGGCACACCGACAGTTTCCACGCAGGGGCAAATGCCCGAGCAGCCGCAGGAGGACGTTCCGTTCTTCCAGCGGCCCGGCGTCGGCAACTTTTTCGACACGCTGGCGATGGGTCTTGAGGGGATGACGCTCAACCCAAATCAAGGAATTATCCAAGGCGCGCAGCAGCGCATCCAGCAGCGTCGTGAGACCGCGCAGACGGCGCAGCAGCGGAACCGGACGGTAGAGGCGCTGAAGATGATGGGTGCTGATCCGCAGCTTATTCAGTTGGCGGAAGCTGGGTATGCGACCGAGGCGCTGAATGAGGTTATTCGTGCGCGCCGAGGTGGTGATGTTCCCGCTGACGTGCAATCGTTAAAAATGCAAGCGCAACTAGCTGGGTTGCAAGAAGGCACGCCCGAATACCAGCAGTTCATGCTGGCTGGGGGCGGTGATCCTGCTGCATTCCGCGCGCTTGACAGACAAGCGCGTGCAGCAGGTTTTGAGCCGGGAACGCCAGAATATCAAGAATTCATGGCTACTCGTGGCGCAGGGCTTTCAGAAAGCGCTGTGCTTACCGCACGAACCGAACAAGGCGGCGAGGCCGCAGGAGCGACGCTTGCGGGCGAAGAGCAAGTCAAGCGTGCATTTGAGGCTTTTGACAAAGCGTCACAGGTCAGCCAGGCAATAGGCACAATCAATGAGGCAATCGCAGCCATTGATTCTGGGGCGCGAACGGGTCTTATTGAGAACTTCCTGCCAAACGTCACACAAGCGTCTGCGTCTTTAAATAACGCAATGAACCAAATGGGACTGGACGTTATTTCATCTGTCACGTTTGGGGCGCTTTCCGAAGGCGAAATGCGCCTAGCAATGGAAACTGCTGCGCCGCGCAACCTAGAGCCAGAGGCGCTGCGCCAGTGGCTTGTTGAAAAGCGTGATGCGCAACAAAAGGCGCAAACTGCGCTTTTGAACGCTGCTAGATACCTTAGCAACCCAAGCAACAGCCTTACAGACTGGATTGACCAGCAAAAGAGCACTGGGTCTTCCGCGTCTCCGTCCGAGGCTGCGCAGCCGAGCAACCGCATACGCTACGACGCTGAAGGGAACCGCATTCCATGATTGAAATTGAACTTTTTGACGGCACAGTTCTTGAGTTTCCAGAAGGTACTCAGCAAGATGTAATTGATCGCGTTGCGCGCCAAGAAACTATGGCGCGACAGCAGAGTCAGCAGCCTGCCCCCGAACCTGCGCCAGAACCAGAACGCGGCTTTGGCGAAATGCTATACGAAAACGTCATTGGCCGTGGCGAGGTTGACACACCCGGTGAGCGGCTGGGGGAGTTTATTCGCGGGGCGGGTGCGGCTACTGCGCGCGGCATCGCTGATGTGCCTGCATTGCCTGCCAACCTATTGCAGCTTGCCACGGCTGGCGTAGAGCGCGCAACTGGCATGGAGCAGCCGTCGGCTGTTTCGCGCGGTTTGGCAGCTTTGCCCGATACGCGCGAAATGCTTTCTTCTATCCCCGTTATCGGCCCTGAAAGCGAATACGTTGCCCCCGGAACGGCTGGCGAATACATCTCCACGGTTGGAGAGTTTGCAGGCGGCGCGGGCGCTGCGGCTGGTCCGCGCGCAATGCTGCGATACGGTGCTGCGCCTGGCGTGGCATCTGAAACAGCCGGGCAACTTACGGAAGGCCGTGAATTTCGAGGCGTTGATGTGGAGCCTTACGCACGAGCGGCGGCGGGCATTGGCGCATCTATTGCCGCAGCGCCAAGATCAGCGACATATACGCGCGGCGGTTCGCAAGACGAACTGGAGATGGCGAACCGCCTTGGCCGGGCTGGGGTGCGGCCTACAGCGGGGCAAGTATCAAATTCAGAACGCCTTATGCGGCTAGAAGGCACAGCAGGCCCAACAGGGCAGCAGCTTGAAGACCTTACAGCGGCTGCGCTCCGCACGGCTGGCAACACCACAGCCAAGCGCGCCACGCCAAAAGTTTTGCGCGAGACGCAAAGCAACATTACTCAAGGGATGAACAACATTTTGCGCGGTGTTGATGTGCCAATCACAGCACAGCTTGGGCAGCGGGTCGCAGATGTTGCTCAAGATTACTTCCTTGGAACGGCGGGGCGTGAACTGCCCGTGTCCTTGCGCAAGATTGGCGATGAGTTGTTTGATGTTGCAACTAGCCCTGGAGGGGCAAGCACAATCCCCGCAGCGCGTCTGCGCCAATGGCGAAGCATTGCTGGGGCTTACACCACATCAAAAAATGATTTGGCCCGCGAGGCTGCACACGCTTTCCGAAACTTGATTGATGACGCATCTGAGAGCACATTGACTGCCTTGGGTCGCGCCGACGATATTCGTCAACTTGCTACATATCGCAACCAGTATCGCAACTTTTTAACATTGGCGGATGCGTCAACAAAAGGTGGGCGCGAAGCTGCGCGCGGTATCTTTACACCAGAGCGGCTTTCTTCTGCATCGACACGGGTTGTTGGCAAGCAAAACCGCGCAACAGGCCGAGGCACAGACCTGACTGAACTTTCTAATGACGCATTGGCAATGATTGGATCGGCATCTGCGGTTGCACCGGGTGCATTCCGTAATGTTGCGTTGACTGGTGGAGGCGCGGGCGCAGGAGGTTTTGCCGGTTTTGGGATTGGGGGCTTGCCGGGCATGGCACTAGGCGCAGGCATAGGGGCTGGCGCGCCTGTTGCAATGCAATCGCTTGCAAGGAGCAGCCCTGTCCAGAACCTGCTCAGCAATCCATCGGCCATAATGCAATCAACACCAGTTCTTCCCGGCCTGCTCTCGCAATAGTATGGCAAAAGCGCCACACAGTTGCTATAATGCAACGCAGAAGGAGACACCATGCGTCCGAAGCCGATGACAAAAGATGAGATTGAAGGGATCGTCAGCAAGGCGGTTGACGATGCCGTTGATTTTATCGACAGCGACATTGCGCCAGAGCGGATCAAGTCTCAGCGGTATTTTGACGGTCAAGTTGATCTTGGCCATGAGGATGGCCGCAGCGGCGTGGTAGCCACCAAGGTGCGGGACGCGGTGCGTGGCATTAAGCCGAGCCTGATGCGTGTCTTTACTGCAACAGATAAGCCTGTTGAGTTTGTGCCGCGCGGGCCTGAAGACGTGCAGGCAGCGGAACTGGCGACCCAATTTGCATCTTACAAGTTCAATCAAAACCAAGGCTTTCGCGTGTTGCAGGATGTATTCCACGACGCGCTGGTTAAGAAGGCTGGCATTGCCAAGGCTTACTTTGATGAAACGCCAGAGGTTGATTTTCACGACTTTGACAACCTAAGCGACGAAGAGTTTGCGCTGGTGGTGGATGACGACAACGCAGAGGTTGTTGAGCATACGCGCACCGTTGAGATTGAAATTGATGAGATGGGCGTTGAGATTGAGCGCCCGTACCACAGCGCAAAGATTGCTTACACAAAAAACACTGGCCAGATTAAGATCGAAAGCGTCCCGCCCGAAGAGTTTTTCGTGGATCGGAACGCGCGGTCGATTGAGGATTATTACGTTGTCGGCAATCGCAATGAAATGCGCGTTGGCGATCTGGTCGCAATGGGCTTTGACATGGAAGATGTCATGGACCTTGGCGGCTACACCGACGCGGACACCACAGCAGATGAGGCAGATTTTGAGCGTCGCGGCTACACTGTAGACGACGACGAAAACGAAGACGCGCGCGATCCGTCAATGCGCAAGGTGCTGGTCACTGAGGCGTATATGAAGATGGACATTGAAGGCACGGGCGTCCCGCGTCTGTATTCGTTCATCCTTGGCGGCGGCAGCTATAAGGTGCTGGACTACTACGTTTGCGATGAAGCGCCCTACGCCATCTTTGAGTGCGACCTAGAACCGCACGCATTCTTTGGCCGCAGCATTGCGGATCTGCTTCTGGAAGATCAGGACGCGGCCACATCCATGCTGCGCGGCATTCTGGACAACGTAGCGCTGACGAACAATCCCGGCACCGAAATTGTTGACGGTCAGGTCAACATTGACGATCTGCTAAACAACGAGATTGGCCGTGTGGTCCGCGTCAAACAGCCTGGCGCAATGCGTGAACTGGCTGTGCCGTTTACGGCTGGATCGACCCTGCCCGCGTTGCAGTATTTTGACCAGACCATTGAAAGCAAGACAGGCATCTCACGGGCCGCACAGGGGCTTGACGCCGATGTGTTGCAGTCTGCGTCGGCAACAGCCGTTGCGGCCACTCAGGAGGCCGC